CATCGGCTGTGAAATCTTTGGTCTTGAAGCCCTGAGGAACCAGTTTGGCTGCCAAATCTGCATACAGTGCTGTAGAGCTGTTCTCACTACCTTTACCAATGAACCCAGTAGCTTTTTCGGCTTTAGCAGCATCCTTAGGAGCAAACTTGTTCTTTGAGTTCTTCCGGATCTCTTCAGCTAGGATCTCACCAGGCGATTTCTTTGCAGGCTCTTGAGCAGGCTCTTGAGCAGGCTCTGCAGGAGCAGTAGCGGCAGGAGCAGGGGTGCTGTTGGGAGTCTGTTGAGCAGGCTGCACTGCAGGCTGTTTAGGTGCTGCAGGAGCAGGCGTACTTGCAGGAGCAGCAGGTGCTGGGGTAGGGACAGCAGCAGCCACAGGAGGAGCAGTCGGCTGTGTTGCACTGGGTTGAGGTTGCACTGCTGGTGCGGCTGCAGGTGCAGTTGCTTCCCGGTTTTTGGCATCCAACTGCTGCAATGCAGTTGCTGCCTGACCGACTACGATAGCATCCTGATAGATGCTATCGATCAGATTCTCGGATTTGCCATTAATGATCAAAGCGCCCATTGGGCGAGTGTCTGCTTCCTTCAGCAAACCCTGTTTGGTATAGGTCCACTGCCCATCTTTGGTTCTGTAGATGACCTGGGGCTCTGAAGTTTTCTCGTACTGATAGTATGCCTCCAAGGCAGCTGCGGCTTTTTGGGCATACTGTGTTGCCCACTCTGTGACTTTGCGTACTTGCAGGTTTGCCAGAGCCGTGTTGCCTGTCCGCATGGCTTTGGCGTATGTGCTGACGTACTCCTGAATGCTCTTATATCTCTGCTCCTTGTCTCCGTTGAGCACCTGCGAAGAAACTGCATCTGGGTTTTTGCTCAGGTTCTCAGCTTGTCGTGCTTCAGAAAGAATCCGGAGCATACTGACTTGCTCTGGTTCAAGCATGTCGAAACCACTGGAAAGAACAGTGCTCAAGTCTTCTACGGTGTAGCTTGCTGGGTGCAGCAGCATGTCGTTGACAGCACTCTTTGCAGCCTCTGCTGAACCAGCAGCAGAAGCAGTGTTCTGCCCAGCTGAGGGTTGTTGTCCCAAGCGTTGTTCCAGGTAGTCTTTTAGAACCTCTGGACGAATAATCCGTTCAGCCAGGTTTCTGATGTTTCTCTTATGGTCATCCAGATCACTGTCCGGAGCCATCTGATGCTCCCTCTCTGCAAGGTAGTTAATCGCCTCATCCAGTGAGGTACCTGCCATCAGAGCCAGCAGCAACTCAGAGGCTCGACTTTTATCCTCGTCTGCCAGAAAGGCTGGATCAATGAAACTGTCGTCTGTAAACACACTCCCGTTTGGAGAGGCAGCTGCAGTGCTGGTAGCAGTAGAGGTGTTCTGAGGAGCTGCACCCCGACCTGAAGCAGTAGCAACGATCTGCGCAGCTTCTGCAGGAGTGGGTGCCGCTGGCACTTGGGTGGATACCCAGGAACTCTGCACCCGCTCCAGGTTATCCAGATGTTTGTCATAGGCATCCAGCTGGCTCTGAGTACTCTTAGCTTCGGCTACAACCTGGGGCAGCGTGCTCAGCTTATTCAGGGCCTGCTGCAACAATGCTTGCTCATCTGGGTCCGTGGTTTGAGGATCAATACCAGAAACCAGATCACGGAGTTCTACAAGAGACTCCATGGTTCTAGCCAATGACTCCTTACGCTGTTGCATCTTGTCCCTGGCTTCTGCCAGAGTGGTTGTCATGGTATTGATGTCTTGCTGTGCAGCAGTCCTCACAGCTTCATCAGAGCTGCTCAGATCAGCCTTGCGTACCGAAACAGCTCGGGTAGGATCATATGCCTTGTTGTTGATGTCTGAGAGCTTTCCAAAGTCATTGGTTTTGGTGACCTTGCCTGCAGCGCTCGCAGCTTCTCCCAGTATCTCTTTGCCGCTATGCGGAGCCTGCAGCACACCTGCAGTAAGAACCCCTGCTGCAACGCCCTGTGCCGTGTTCTGGCCCAGCTGGTGATCAAGAGGTCTGTCCAGAGCAGCGTTCTCATTGACTGTTTCCAGGGTAGTCTGGGGAGCTTCCTCAATGATGCCTTCCTTGAGCATGGTCCCCGGATAGCGTACCACCCCAGGCAATTTGCTAGCTGCATTGCTGTTGCCCATAAGCAGCATGTCTGCATCTTCCAGACCAATGCGTCTGCCCAAACCACCACTAGCAGCAGCAATCAAGCCACCTGCGCCACCAGTCACGGCAGCCAGTCCCGACTGCTGTCCTGTGGTGAAACCATCCTGAGTCTGTGACCGGATGCTTTCTTGCTGGGCACCTGCCATGGTCAGACCTTCACCCACAGCACTGGCCTTCAGACCTGCTTCTACCAACGGTGCTTCTGCAGCAGCAGCCGCTACAGCAGCTTCACCTGTCAAAGCGGTACCAAACACCCTTGGAGCCAATGCAGTCAAACCACGGCCCAACAGACCACCTGCAAACATCTGCGGTGCAGACTCAACAGTGGTTCCAATAGGAACTGTTGGGTTCGCTGCCAGGTAACCCAGCATGTCTCCAAAGTTGCTCAGATTCTCAGATGCCGTATTGTCTGTGGATACACCAGGCATTTTCTGGAACTGCTCAAGCTGATACTTGTAGGCATCACTGTGCATGTCGTTAATTGCTGCAGCAGCTTCCTTGAGGCGGATTGGGGTATTGTTCTCAAGCCAATTCCCCAAGACCCCTGTCTTGCCCATAGGCTCGCCAGTAACGCCTGCATAGGCTGCCTGACCTGCTGCAATACCCAGATCTGCCAAACCCACACCCATTTGCCAAAGGCCCACAGTACTGGCCAGCGCAGATACGCCAACATCCTGCACGGTGTCTAGAGCTGTTTTGACTGGGGGACTTGGTTCCAGTGCAGCTCGCTCTGCCAGAGCAAACTGGGCCATCTGCCGCTTGCGTTCCGCCATGATCGCAGCATTGCGTGCCTCTGCCTCACGCATCCGTTGCAGAGGGTTTACATAGCCAGTGGGGTTTTCTTCAGCTTGGCGGGCTTGAGCGGCCAGAGCTGCAAAGATGTCAGACATGTGGGGTACCTTGTGAGTTTTGAGCAGTACGACAGCAAACCAGTATAAGCAGAATCATTTGATCTCTTAAAACTTTTACTGCTGCCCTTTAGTGTTGTGCATAAGAAACTTGGACCAGCTCTACTGAAGAACTGGTCCGAATCCTGCAATTACCTCCGCAGTAGTTTGAGAGCCTCAGCAGCATCCATATTCTGCTGCTCGCGTGCTTCTCTTTCGTTTAGTTCCCGCAGAGCCGCTCGCTGTGACGCTGCAGCCCGGCGAAATATCTCTTCCTTGGAGCGTACCTCAGCGTAGTATTTCTGAATAATCCCCTGCAGTTTGGCTTCAAGCTGCTGTGCTTCTTTGTACTTGCCTACAGCCTGCAGAGCTGTAATTCCCCGTTCATGTTCCGCAACAGTGTTTGCCATTGCAGGGTCACTGAAAACCAGCCGGGGTTTCCCAAAGCCCTTTACTAGATTATAGGCAGCATCGGGCTGCACAGCATCGCGCATCTCTGCTGCTTTTTGCTCTAGCTCCGAAATGGTCATGTCCCCAGAAGCATGTGGATCACGCGGATTGAAGGGCTTAGGTGCAACAATGCTCAGAAAACTTGGCTGGTATCCTGCAGTAGGGTTATTCGCATCCAGTCTGAAGAGCTTAAGACCCCCTGGACCTATAGTACTTTCAATACCCGGCAGTTGTCCCCCATTGCCTACATTTCCCAAAAACATCGAAGGAGGTATTGGCACTTCAGGCCCCTTCAACTTAACCAAAGGGTAGCGCATGTCAGCTTCTTCTTTGAGAACACCTGCAGTACCCTTGGGTTTAGACCCGCCTGGCTTACCTGCAGAATCCTTTCCAGTAGGCGTTACAGAAGTCTTGGCTGTAGTTCTGCGCTCATACTCGTCCTTGTTGATGTAGCCCAAAGCAAGTTGGTCCTTGTCAGGAATATCCAGAGCATCTGCAATCTGGTTATAGCTGACTGTGGAATTGACTGACCTTACTTTGATTTGCAGGGCATTCACACTTGCTCGAATTACATTCAAGCGGTTTTGCTCATACCTTTCTGCTGAGCCTGCCGTTGCACTTGCAAGCTCCTCCTGCAGCATTCTCTTGTACTCATCCTGATTGTCCTTTCGTCCTGGAAACCAATCAGCAGTGCCCGTAAAAGCGGTTGCCTTGCTGCGCGATAAAATGCGCTCTGCCAAAGCAATTTGAGTAGCCTCAGGAAGGGTGCTTGCTTTGGGATCGTGCTTGATGAGCTGTTCCAGCGTCCGTGACTGAACATTGAAGTCGAGGTCTATCCATCCGTTAGTTTCATTTAAGTGCAGCTCTCCCCAGGATTTTGCTGTAGTAGGGAGGGGTTTGAACTGTGCAGCGTCATACGCAGTTTTCAGCTGGGTCAGAGCACTATTGAGATCCAGTCGAGCTGCAGAAAGAACGTCAGATCCAATACCTTTGATCTGACCTCGTGACTGCCCTCCGCCAGATCCTCCTACCTCTCCAGTACTGCCTGGAACAAGACCGGCAGTGGCAAGTGCAGCAATATCCTGAGAGGATGTTCCTGCTGGAATCTGCCCTCCATCGTACGCCAGGTTCCCACCAACCACTTTAATATTGTTAGGATTGATACTGGGTCCCGTAGAACCAGGCACAATAGCTCCCATACCGTTTCCCTGCATAGAAGACAGGTATCGGAACCGCTTCAGCACGGAAGGCACAACGTCACTGACTTCCTGCTTGTTTGGGGTGTTGTAGATACTGCCAGTCTCTTTCTCAGCCCGTTCAATGGCCCCCATCCCTGCGTTATAGGCAGCAAGCGCTCTCTCTAGGTTGTTGTCGTACCGATCCAACAGGAAGCGCATGTATTTGACGCCTCCTCGCAGATTCTGCACAGGATCGTAGCGATCCACCTTCATGTCTCTTGCAGTGCCTTTTACCAGCTGCATCAGGCCATAGGCACCTGTCTCAGACTCAGCCTTCGGATTCCCCAGAGACTCTTTCCAGATCATGCTCATGATCAGGGCAGGTGGGATGTTGAACTCCTTGGACAGATCCATGATGGCATTTTCATAGGGCGCAATGTTCTTTGAAAATGCTGGCAAATCCTGAGTGACAGCGGATGATTGGACAAACGCATCATAGCCCGCTGGGTTGGGCAGGTTACCCATCTCAGAAGTAAACTGACCTGGACTGGGAGGGTTACCCAATCCCAGAGCATTTGCCAGAATCTGCTGATTTTGGTTCTGCAGTCTGGCCCCCTCCACCTCTGTCTGTCTGGCAGCTATATCCCACTGGGCTTGTGTACGTTTGTCCATAGCTGCCTGAACTGCAGTCAGATCGGCATCAGGAAACTGAGAGAGCATCTCTTGAGTGATCTTTCCCCCTGACAGTGCGAATTGTGCAAGCTGTCGAGTTTGGCTTTCCACATTGGCTTTCGTCTGGGCATCCTGAAGCGACCGCCCATTGGCAAACGTGGAAAGCAGATTGCCCCAGTCCAGGGGGTTTGGATTGTTCCTGAGGTAGTCATGCACACTCTGCATGGATGGGTTGACCCCCAGAGCTTTAATAGCGTCCTGGGTGTTCCACAGCATCTCACTCTTTCGAGTGGTATCCGCAACATTCAGCCTGTTGAGCGTGTTCTGCAGAGCATTGTTGTCCCGAGTGATCAGAGTGTCCGGACGACTGTCCAGATAGCTTGTAAGGGCTTTCTGGTCAAACGTGCCATACATGCTGTCCTTGGCTTGCTGGACCTTTGCCTGAAACTCTGGGGAAGCCAGCTCAGCAGGGGAACCAGCACTGTTGATCAATGCCTGCAGCTCAGCATCATGCTTGGCCTTAAGGGCATTTTCTGTACCTGTCACAGTTGCTGTCAGCTTGCTGAAAGCATCTTGGTAACCCTGCCCAGACTGCTGGTACAAACGCAATGCAGAATCAAAACTGGGTAACGCTACTGAATGAATCGTGATTGGATTTGCCATGGCACTTACACCCCGTATTTGTTCATGTACTCAGCTACAGACATGTTCCTTGGGTCAGCCTGTACTCTGCGCTGTTGTCGATCTTCCAGCTGGGAATTGGTCAGGTTTTTCTGAGCATTCCACTGAGTGTTGAAACTCTGTTTGTTGAAGTTGAGCGTGTCTCGTGCCAGCTTGGATTGCTGGTAAGCATTCCATGCGGTAGTCAGACTATCTACCGTACCCAGTGCGGTCTTGAACTTGTCAAAAGACTGCAGATCCTTCCATGCAGCTTTCATGTCCCCAAGGAAGGACTTCTGCGGGTCAGTGTAGTAGTCCACTTCAGGCACAGGCATGGAGATGGGAAGAGAATCATCATTCGCCTGTACCTGGTAAGAAACTGTTGGAGCGGGGGCAACAACATTCACTGTCTGGGGAAAAGAGTAAGGAACCTGGAGAGCAGGAGCAGGAGCAGGACTCTTAGGAAGATAGTCCGACACTGGGTTGAACCCAACTGAACCCAGGAACTGGGAGTCACTCAGTGGGGTGGGCAAAATACCGTTACCTGCCAAGCCAAAGTTGTATACAGGCTGTGGGTAAGTAGGGTAGCGGTTTCTCTGGGTGGGCATGGTATTCTCCCTTGTCCTTCGTGTTTGTGTTTGGGCTGTGGTTCTGACTCAGATCACCAGACGAAGCCTTGTGGATACGTCCAGATATGCACCAAACATTGCATAGACAGTGCCGGGCATATCCTGACTATACAGGTGAAGCTGCAAGAAGGATTCTACACTGGGCAGAATCCTTGCAGATTGTTTTCTGAGCGGATTGGACAAAGCAATTTCCAGGGCACTTTGCTCTCTGTCCAGGCCCAGCTCTTTGCGCTGGTCCAGCAGTTCCTGCATCTTTTCTGCAGACTCTTTCTGAAACAGTGCAAGCTCTTCCAGGTACTTCTTGGTTTCATAGACACTCATCTCAGAGTAGGTGCCAGCTCCTACATTCACAATCTGTCCGAGAGCCTCTGCAGGGGTTTCAAAAAAGCCTCCAGAGAACATCTCTGGATTGCGAACCAACAGGACGACTGCTATTGCAGTGATTGCTATTAGAATGTCACTTGATACTCCTAGCTTGATTAGCAGCTTTGCAGCAAGCTTGATCCCTGCTGAAACCAACATGCCTACACCTACACTCACTATACCTGCCATGACCAGTGCAGCAATTGAACCGCCTGCTCCAAAGGTCATAACAGAAAGGGCAATTGAAACGATTGCCCCAACTATTTTAAGCAGTCTCTGATACCACTTGATTTTGATTTCCCGATAGCTGTGTAGGAACAGGTGTAAGCCCTTGCTCAACAGGATTTCCTGATCTGTTCTGCTGAACTTGTTCAGCAAGGTGTGATCCATAGGAATTGTCAATTCAGGAGTTGTCTCACCATAACTGATACTGCCCCCTGCAAACAGGTACCTACAGTACAAACCAAAGACACGGATCTCTAGGTAAGTGTTCGGGGTTACCTGCTTTCTGTAGTAGTGGTAGCCCTGCTCAAGAACGTATGTTGTAAGCAGTTGTGGGTGCGTAGCATACACTGTGCTGTAGTATCCGGACGCATAGTCACTGCCCAGCACACCACTGACAGTGCCAATGCTGATCTTACTGAAACCTACATCGTGTCTAAACGCATCGTCTGCAATCTTGAGTAGCTTTCCTGCTTTAGTTTCTCCAAAGGCATCTGTTGTAGCAGGCTCAGTCAGATGGTCATAGGTACTCTGAAAGAACTCAAACAAGTACTTCATGAAGTAAGGATCTGTTGTTGTTGCTGGAACCGCCTGAGTGACCAGCAGGGTCTTAACCCTACCCGGATTGGTCAGACCCTCACACAGCTTGGTGACCCAGGGATTCCAGTCTATTCCCATCAGCCGAGCCATCCTTCTGCTGCTTACATAAGCAGGGGAGGTCCTGCTCTGCTGATTCAGCTGCACCCCATTGAGCTTGGCATACAGCCTTGGCATGAACTGTCCATAACCTGGTTCATAGTTGAGATGCATGTCCAGCGCACTATCCCCAGTACCCTGTAGGTAGGTCAGCAATCCATATTGCCCGGAAGCTTCCTGGTACATTGCACACAGGTAATCCAGGTCATGGATTGCATCTGCTTCTGGATCAAGCAGGATTTCAATCACCCCTTCCCGGATCTCTTCTGTGAGTTGTGGTGCAGGCCCATCTGGTGCAGTAGGTCCTGAGAAACCTGAGTTCACCACAATGGCTGTAGATGCGATTCCTGCGCTATTTAAGGCACGCACATTGATGGGTGTAGGGTCGCCTGGTACAGCAATGGGGAAGTGCCCCTGCGCGTCCCCTGTGGCCGTAGTGACCTGTGTTGAACCAACAAGTACCTCAAGCGTTGCTCCCTGCTGCATTGAACCTGTGAGTACCCCGCTCAGGTAGGAACTGATCACAGGAACCGGAGGAGGCTCTGAGCTCTCTACATACTCTCGATAGACGTACTGAACAAGCGCCTTGTCTTTGTCAGGCAGTGTGGTCTTGTCCGCTACTGTGGGAGGTCGAGAAGTATCTCGTGTCCTGGCAGGGGTTTCTCCAAACTCAAAAGATAACCCAGGCTGGTTGTAGTAGGTGGGGTCATACACCAGATCCTGGGTTTCCTGGGTGTACTGAATTGTGGCAGTTTTCAGGAAGCACTCTATACTCCCCATGCCTGGAATTACTAGTGTGTTGGTTTCAAAGCTGTAGGCGTATTCCTGCAACAGGATTTGCCAGACCTGGTGAGAGTAGAACCTGTCACCGATCTTGGCATAGAGGACTGTGACTTCTGTGCCCAGCCTGTCCTCCAGAATCCCTTTCAATTCTGCAGCAGGCGAGACCTCAGATTCGATGCTCTGTTCACATTTGACATCCCCATAGAAATACCGCCCTGACTCAGCATACCTGAATGCCCTTTGGCTCTTGGCCAGAATAGAGCTTGCATTGGAGACTTTTAGAAAGTCTGCCATGGAATGTGGCGACAGGTTGGAAAGGGTCCTGCCAATGTTTCTGTAGGCATATGCAATTTGAGCACCTTGTTTTGCAGTCCTGATGTCCTTGTCTTCAATGACTCGCTGTACGCCAGTGCTGTAGATCCTTTTCTTTTTGCTGCTGAATAGTCCCATGTTGTCATCCTAAAAATAAAGCGGGCTCTGGCCCGCTTATTTGGTGGAAACCTCTGGCTCCGATTATACAACCACCCCCACAGTGGTAAGCATCTTCTGCACTGTAGCAGAAACCTTCACAGAGTTCAGGGAGTAGATGTCTGGAGCTGCACTGCTTGGGTCATCCTGGAACTGTGTAGACCAGGCATCCACCATAACCTTGGTGGCATCCTGGATACTGCGTGCCTTGAAGCCGTCTGCCTGCGCTTTGTTGAGCGCAATCTGGGTCCCAATGTGAGAATTCGGATCAACACCCACGCTGTCTGTAGAAGCCTTCTCTGTAGCTGTTTTCTGGACATACAAGGCAGTCTGGGATTCTGTATTTTCCTTGGTTGCTTGCAGCGCAGCAATTTCCAGAGGAAGCTTGTGCTCAAACTCGTAGGTTGTTTGCAGAAGCTGTGCAGCCTTAAGGTCGAGGTCTTTAGCGTACAGATCCATCTGAGCTTCTTTGAGCAGCAGATCTTTACCTGCAAGCTGAGTGTCTGCAAGTTGCTGATGAATACGCGCATCTACCAAAGCTGCTTCTTTAATAGTCACTGCGGTTTCAGTAGCCAGCTTGTTGATAGTGGCCTCTCCCTGGGAAAGTTGCACATCCAGGATTTGCAGCTCTTTAGTTCTCTTGCATAACTCCTTTTCAAATATCTTGGCAGCCTGTTCAGTGTCCTGAACTAATCGCTCTGTTTCAGCCTGGGACTTGAGGATTTCCTGTTTGACCAACAGGATGTCCTGTTCTTTACGAAGCAGCTCCAAAGCCAAGCTGCTCTTGGCAAGCGCATAGGCACTGGCGTGCTGCAGACAAGTACCCAGGGACTCTACCAGGACACTGGAGTAATCCAGTGTGCTCAGCCGTCCTTCACGGACCTCTTCCTGCAGGTGCTCCCGAATGGTCTTGAGCAGTACATCAAAGACACCTGAACCATCAAGACGCCCCTCAGTGAGTTCCCGGATGTCCAGTTTAATGCCCCTTTCTAGAGAGGCGTTCTCAATGGTTGCTGGCATGGCTTAGTTCCCCACGCTCGAACGAGCCAGCTGAGACTTGCGCAGGTCTTCCAACTCTTGCTCAGTCAGCGGAGGCAGTACCTGAATGCCATAAGCATTGATCAGTTTGGCTTCCCGAATCAGATTGTTGTTGTCCTTGCGGGAGGTGAACACCTGGCATTTCTTCTCACGCAGCTCATCCACCAGGATCTGCGGCAGGTGATAAGGCTCGTTGAACAGGACCAGCTTCTTGACCGTACCCAGCACGCTGTTGCTGACCGACAGGATCTCTCCGGTGTAGTCCTTTTTGAGCACATCCATAGGAGTCACGATGACCCGTACCAGTTTGAGCGCTTCTTCACGGATCTTGCGGATACGGTCATTTTCAGACAGAGGCTCTTCCGGAGTCTCTGCTTCCCGTGCAGCAATCTTGGCCTTCAGGGCTTCCACACCGATGTTGGCATGAAACTGAATACCCATTTCAGTTGCCTGGGCTTTGAGGGTTTCGAGTTCAGTCATTTGGTTCACCTTGTACTTGAGAGAAGCAAAAGGGAGAACAGGCAGTTACCTGCCTATTCCCCCGAGTCCTTACATCTTGGCAGCAGTCTTGATCAGGGCCAGACGCTCACCGCGCAGCAGCATGAAACCATACCACCACTTGATGGTGCTGAAGCCCAGCTCCCCGTACGGGTCATTGCGATCAGCAGTGTCCTTGCCTGGTTTGCGGGTCAGTACGGAGAACTTCATGCCCTTGCCATCGGTCTGGAAACCAATGGTGGTAAAGCTCTCTTCACCCACAACCAGCATGGGGAACACATCGTACTTGCCTGCGGTGCTGTAGAAAGTGGCATCGGTAGCGTTTGCACCACCGCCAGCCCATTTCATCATCTCCGGTACCACTACGATGCGGAACTCACCCACACTGCCCCACTCACCATTCAGAGGGGTAGTGCCTGCGGCATACTGAGCCAGCGGGACAAACGCTTTCTGGTTGTGGTAATCCTTCATGGACTCAATGGTGGTCTTCAGTTCCGAGCCAATGTACATGACTCGACAGGCAGGCAGGGTTTTGGTGTCAACCATCCGGGTGCCAGTCAGCATGGTGGTTTGCTTCGGACAGCGGTTGTTGTCCAGGTCAATCGACAGCTGCATCAGGTCCTTGTAGGTCAGGACACTGGTAGCACTGATCTGGGCATTGCTGGTGGCAGTCCCGGTATACCGGATCACACCAGCATTGTTGATCAGGTCCATCTGCAGCAGGTCTTCATCCACTTCCATCGCGCCGTTCAGCAGCTCACGATTGATGTGCATTTCCAGCTGATCGTCTGAATCAAAATTCAGCAGATCGGCAGAGAACTCGGTGAAGAAGCCATACTTCTCAAACGTGCCCTGGATTTCCTTACGGGTGAAACCAACACGGTTTACTCGACCACCAGTCTCCGAGAGTACCGGCAGTTTGGAAGGAATGCTGCCAATGTCCCTGCTGGAGCCGTACAGGTTACCGTTGGCAAGGGTGGCACCAGTAGCATCCAGACCCTGGTCATTGATGTTGGCATCGTCCAGCATGGGCAGATAGTGGTACTGCTTGATCTGTTTGCCACTGTTTTTGGGCATGGTCTTTACGTCAGCAAGCTGACCAAAGTACTGCTCCTTACGGGCTTCGATAAGCGCTTTGCGCTCGAAGTAATGCGGGTTCAGCTGGGTAGCTCCTACGGATTGTCCGGAGCTACCGTAAACTTGTCCTTTGGCGGCCATGATTTTTTATCCTTCTGGCTTGGGTTAGATTGCGAAACTGCTGAGGTCGAGCTTCATCAGCTCTTCATCAGAGATGGTCAATGGGTTGAAAGCTTGTCGTGCAGTGTCTGCTGTCTTACGGGGAGCAGCAGCAGCCCTGCGCTGAGCATCACGGGCAGCTTGTTCTTGCGCACGTTGTTGGGCTTGGTGCTGAGCCTGTGACTGCACAGCATTCTGGGCTGCCACAGCAGTACCGTTGACAGATGCCTGTCCAGCGGGAGATGCAAAAAGACGCTCACCAATGGCTTTGTATGCCTGCAGTGTAGAGACACCTGTCAGGCGTCCCATGATCTTCTCATACTCCATGATACGGGTGATCTTCTCGTAGGTACCATCCTGCACCTGGGCATCCAGCAACCGGATCAACTCAGGATGCTGTACCAGGGTGGCCCGGCTTTGTTCATCCCACTCAGCTGAAATGGTCTGAATGGTCTTGTCAAAGGTAGGCGAAGTTTCCCGCAACTCATCAAGAACGGTCTGGAGCTCGATACTCGAATCGGAAACATGACGTGGAGTGGGCGTATATTCTTCACCCTTGCTCACATCAAGTTCGTAGAGATCAATACCACTGTCCTGGATCAGTTTGGCAATTGCTTCAGGCTTCTTGTTGTGCAGGTCAATCAAGAAGTTTACCGAGCCTTCATCCAGCAGTTGATTCTCTTCAAGCAGTTTGCCGATACGCTGAATAGGCTTGATGGCAGCCATTTTCTTGGCGTAGTTGGCACCCTGCTGCATCAGGGAGATCACGTCTGCTGGATTGGTTACACGCAGTTCCTTGCCATTGGCTCGGAACGGTTTGGTGATTTCATTGTAGAACGCTGCATAATCCACAGCAGCCTGATCTGTCTGATAGCCCGCTTCCTGAGAGCTTAGCGGAGCCTGCTGTGCAGGAACATTCTGCTCATCTGCAAAACCAGCAGGGTCTTGTACAGCTTCTGGCTCAACAGGTTGAGCAGCTTCTACAGGGTTTGCTGAAGCCCCTTCGTCTGCAGAGTCCTGAGAAAACTCCTCGTCTTCAGGCGGAGGAGCGTTCAACAGCTCTTCATCAGTCATCTGGGCGTAATCAGTCATTACAGGTCTCCACTACTAATCAATTCACGGGCTTCATTAAGGGACATCTGGGCAGTAACTCCGCCCTGGGCAATCCCAGGAATGAGCACCATCAAGCGGCTCAGGAACACCAGCTCAGAAACAATGTCCTGAAAGTCCAAAGAGCCTTGCGCATGTCGAGCCAAGCCAGAAACCAGTGAGATGATCCTGTCATTGAACAAATGCTGCTCGAACACTTGCCGGTAATCAGGATGTTGCAGAAGGCGCTCTGCACTCTGTCCTAACTGGATTTTGGCAATTAACTCGTTCACGAAACTTTCTGTGTTATGCGACATGGAACGTAATTCCTTGAATGTTGGAGATCATAATCACAGGACCTTACCCTGTCCAGTATTCTGCATAGGAAGCGCTTGCTGGGCATAGAGCTTGAGCAGGTCACTGTTGTGCTGGTTCTGCTGAGTAATGCGATCCTGGCCAAACTGATTCAGCTGCTGTTCAAGCGCTGTAGCACTCTTGATCTTCTGCTGTTCCAGCTTCCCTTCAATATCCAGACCCTGCTTGTCTAGTTCTGCTGCGTGTTTCTCACCAGACTGAGTGCGTACAAAATCCTGCGATTTGAGGTCAGCATCACCTTGCAGAGACTGAGCACGAGCCTGTTCAACACCCACCTTGGCTCCCTGTACCTGGCTCTTGGCAGCAGCTTCCTGAGCCTGAGAACGGGTCAGCTCAATCTGGGCTTCCAGCAACTGCATCTGGAGCTGCTGCATTTTCTGCTGCTCCTCGCTAGGCTGCTGCTCGAAGTTCTTAATCTCTTCTGCCAGATCCGGCATCCTACGCAAACGTGCAATCTCACTGAGGATCAACTTGGTCATCTCCATGCCCATGTTGTTTCCAATGGTCTGCAGCATGAAAGCCAGTTCCTTGGCTTTGACTTCATCTTCCTCTGCAGTGGAAATCTGAACCTTGAGGTCAAACTCTCCCCGGAGATCATCACGCCGTACCTTGATGAATTTTTCATTCGTGACCCGGACAACTTCCTCATCCGAAAGAAACTCAAAGTTCATGCTCATGATCTTGCGGCATAGCTCTACCAGACCACAGGCAATACGCCGAAGGATACTCATCTCCCGCTTACTGGCTGCATCCATGGCACTGCGCACACCTGCAGCAGTCTCTCCCAAACCAGCCCCAGTAATTCCCTGGTTGAAACCCTTGATGCCAGACAATGCTTCTGCGTCTGTCTTCATCAGATTGATCAGGGTCAGTGCTGAGTTGGGAATCTCTGGATACTTGTGAAACACGATGTCTGTGTTTGGATTATTGCTTGGATTGAACTCGTAGTTCTCCCCACTCATGAACTTGTGCTTGTTGGTTGGATCAAGTAGTCCCTTGCTCACACCCATCTGCGAATTGGCTGACTTGCCCAACAAGTCAATAACCCCACGGGTTACAGCACCAAGGATCTGCTGGTTATCTGCCAGCAATTCCCCATCCGGTTCTCCATATACCGAGTTGGCAATGGGAATGTAGGGGATTACCACAAAGGGTGGCTTGCCATCCGGGAAAGGATTCTTCTCCATGCGAATGCAGGTGTTCTCAACCCAGGTGGCTACAATGGGCTCTACCAAACCACTGTCGTCAATGTCGTAGTAACCCCAGTACTCATACACCACTAGCTTCTTTCTTGGAGTGTCCTGGAAATCTTCAGTGCTGCGATGCTCAGCAAAGTTGTGGTCCGAGTCTGCATACGCACTGAATGGACGTTCAGTCAGCTTGTCCAGGTTGATATAGCGGGAATCCCGCTTCAGCTCTGCCAGTGTGGATTCAAAGCTGTACACCACAAATTGAGCGCGGGAAAAGTTGCCTTCACAGGTGGGATCAATATACACGTTGTGTAGGTTGCACAATTCCACTGTGGGACGGTTCTTGATTACCTTGGGCTTGGAGACTTTCTGGACTCCGGTCTGGAATGCAATTAGCAGCTGACCAGATTGTTCCGAAGCTTCAAGCCCTTTGCGTACTGCTTCAGGCACGGTGTTGGCATAGCTGTCTGGGTGCATTTCCCGTAGCTTTGCAGCCTGCTCATACTGTTGCTGAAGCTGTTGCATCTGTTGGGCCTGTGGATCTTGTTCAGGAGGCATACCTGGCATACCCATGGAACCAGCAGGCTGTACTGGCTGGTATCCCCACACAGGTTCTTCCACCTCTTCAACAGTCTCTTCGTACTCCCACCCTGTGCGAATAATGGCAGTACCTTCTGGAACCAGCTTACGGATCAAACCATCCACAAAGGCTACCTTGTTGATGGCACTGTTGAATTGGTAGTTGAGCAGCAGTTCGTTCTGTACTGCCTTGTCCTTGTCCTCGAAGGTCATGGGAGTCAGCTTGAACAGTGCATCTGAAGTCAGCAGAGGCTCAGTCAAAGCAGGGATGCGCCATTCTGCCTGCTGACGGATCAGCTTGGGTCGGATACTGGATCGGGTCTTGTTCTTGGCTTCAGGGGTCTCATTCAGATACTCCTTCTGCCACCTGTCCAGCTTGGCAATGTGGGAATTGTGAGCACTCTTGGACATGTCCAGATCGCTCTTGAGATCCTCCAGACTTGGCTCTTTTTTCCACTTGGTAAGCTTGGCAGAACCCATGCTCATAGTTGTTTTTTCAGGGACCATTAGACGAATCCTCGGGAATGGAATTGGTTAAGAGTAGGTACGTCATCATCCAGGGATACGCCACGATGTTCCAGCATACGACACTCTAATTCAAACTTCTCTGCGTAGTTGGCTTCAGCAGGTTTCCGTGTAACACGGGTGCTATCCAAACCAATGCCCACAGGGTTTTGCATTCTTGAACCAATGAAGTACAGCAGGGCCTTGAGATACACCCCAGGCAGGTCAACCTCAATGTCTTCAAAAGGGTAGTTGTGGCCTGCCTCAGGCACTGTTACAGGCGTGGGTGCTGCGATGTACTCAATGGTGTACTCCCCACGAGGCAGGTCATCAGAAGCTTCCAGCACACTCATGGAACTCTTCTGGAACAGGCCAGCCTCTGGGTAGCTGTTGCCGTCACTATCTGTGATCTTTACGATCTCCAGAACATCGGGACTGGTCAAAGCATAGCTAGTCTCCCCTGGAATCAGATTGATGGTTTCCTTGCGACGTTTGATCAAAAAGCGGGTATGCAGGCTGAGCAAGCCAAGATTGAGGGCACTGATGATGGGCTTTCGTTTTGAGGCAATGATCTTGCCCCCTTCAACACAACCCAGTGTGTTCAGCTCCCCAAACGCAAGAGCATCCATAACAAGAGCAAGATTCATAAGTATTCCTCGGGTAATTAGATCAAACCAGGTAACTGCTCAGACCTGTTTGTTCCTGTTCTTCTGGACCATCTTCCCAAATGCCTTTGGCATTGATGTGGCCCACCTGTTCAGCACTGGGCAGCCAGATGTTCATCAGGGCCAGCATACTCACGGTGTCGATTGCGTCATCATACTTGGATTTGAAGCCAGTCACAGTAGCCAACTCCAATTCATGCAACAATTCCTTCAACGCCTTGTTGTTGGTCATGCTATCTGGGAAGTACATGCGCTTGGTCTTGAACTCAGGAACCATGACGTTGAACCGTTGCAGCTTGTCCACAGAGGGTCTGATGCCTGGCTTGTTGTTGTTATTGTCTGAAGCCAGCGAGAAGTAGATGTTCTTCTCCAGCATTTTCTCCTGAATCCAGGGGATAAATCCACCCTGCTGACCAGACACTTCGATACCCACTTCCATGGGGCTGTACTTCTGGCACAGCCTGAACAGATCATCCAGGTTCTTGTCCATGGTCTGCTGTTCAGCAATGCCATCAACCCAGTACTTGAAACCCTTGTTGTTCACAGCCCAGACACTGATGACACTCAGGTCACTGGACTGCCTGGTACTGGTTGCAAAGTCAGTCGTGATGTAGAAATTGAAGTTGCCCCTGTTCTTCATCAGGGCTGCATGAGAGTACCACTGCAGATCCTCAGGCTGGATCAACCGGGTATCGTCACTGAGAATCTGCAGCATCAGTTCCTGATAGAACGTGTCTACCTTTCCAGCCAGCCTGGCGTCATTGTACTTCTGGTTCACATAGTCATAGGTGAAACGATCTTCCCAGGCTCCTTTGAACTCTGCCTTTGTGCAGGGAAACTTCTCACACACAGGGAACACATTAACTGTCCAGGCTCCTGACTCCACAGCTTCATACAGGGGATCATTGGCATTGAACGGAGTACCCAGCCAAATCTTCTTGTTGCGTGTGGGGTGCAGCGCATAGTCCACTGCCTTGTACACAGTGGCCTTGATTGCTTCAAGTACCGTGGGGCTGCGTGCATCATCATCTGAAACCAAGTCATCCAGTACAGCAATCTGAGGACGCTTACCCATTTCCTTGGTTCCCCGCAGACCAGTCTTTGCCCCGTATGCCTTCACCACAAACTTGTTTCCATCTGCATTGGTGAACTCCCAGCGGATGTCTGTGAACTTGATCTCAGGCACATAGCGTCTCAGGAACTCACTGTTCTCCCAGCGGTACTCAAGGTTCTTGCGCATTGACTTCACACCGTTATCAATGCTGTCTGAAACATAGATTGCCAGGTTCACCTTCCCAAAGTTAGGCAGTCTTCCATATACAGCCAGGTACAGGAAGAAGTACTCACCACACAGTGTAGTCTTTGCAGCTCCCCGGAAAATCATATTGGCTACGTTAGAAGAACCAGTATCCAGAGTGTCCAGGATCTTATAATGAATGAGGGGGGTCTTATTCTCTTCCCCTTCTTCCCCATTAACCAGCTTGATGAATGTCACAAACTCCAGTGCAAAGTCACTTGGAATATAGGAAGTGTTCTGCGCATAGCTGACTTCCCTGAGCCAGTCAGTTACTGTCTTGGCGTCTTCAGTCATTCTGCTTCTCCAGCTGTGGAATAATCCTCGACTCTGCTACATCAATCACTGTCATGGCATTGGCTTCAATCATTTTCCTCTGCATTGAGACCAGCTCCAGTGTGGTCTGTCTCAGCACATCAATCGTACTGTTCTCTTTCACCCCAATATCCAGAGAGACCTTCTGTACCTCTGGCGGTCTGAGGTGATTGAGCAAACTGTTTGCTGCATCACTTCTTACCTTCTCAGATACTGCAGTATTCATCAAACCAAACTGAACATTCAGAGCAGCCTGATACATATCCTGATTAAGAATCCAGGAAGGAATCAGAGATTGCTCCATAATAGAGTTCACCAGTTTGTTCTTGTTGTAGGCAGTGATATAAGAAGCAATGTCCTTACTGCTGGTTCCATTGGCTACATAGTTATTATAACGATCAGGAAAGGTCTTAATGAAAGCATCAAGATTAGTACTACCCATGAGCTTATGTGAGCAGTATTTTACTGCATTAACATAATCCATGATCTTGTACTTACCGTCATTAAGAACAGACATGTAGCTCAAGAGATTATCTCTATAGGCTTCATACATATCAGGACTACTAAGAACTGTGTTGATGCTATCTACCAGTTCCTGGTTTACCGTCTTTCTCATCTTGTCAGGAAGAGCTTTCTGGAACTGTTCCAGTGTCATGAGACTCATCTTAAGAACTCCTTGGCTTAGGTTGTTGGAGTATAGGGTATCTATCGGTAATTATGTAACACATAGTAGGCAGGCTTACTATTACAGCCTTCCTTCCTCGGTCGCTTCGCTCCCTCGTCGGAGGCTTACATAGTAAGCCTGCCTACTAAGTATATATTTATATATAACGCGCACATACGCGCGCGCGAGGGGACTGCAAGCACCAGTGCCAAGCCAAGAGAACCCTACACAAGCACATAGCCCGTCCTGCGCATAGGAAGCTCACAGAGGCCCACATGAGGGTCAAGTGGGGCATCGGTACCACCCACAGCCTCAGACGCGCTCTGAGCGCTTCTGATGCAGATCCTGTGTCAGGAACATGTGGGGACTGAAAAGTTTTTAACTTTTCCAATTTTTTATTATGTATGGGTGAGTTCAGGGGTACTCCCAACCAAAGTCAAAAGCCGAATATCCCCCCCGGTGTTTCCGGAGGAAAAAGAATTCTTACCCAGCAGCCGTAAGAGCAAGAGCAAAAGCGGGAGCCTTCGGCTCTAGGCGTGGCGATTGATGCGAGCAATTGCCGTTCACTATCTGCCTCGCAGGAGGACCCTTATGGGTACCATGTTCCGGGCTCTGTTCGCGGCCATTGCGAACTTCTTCAATGGGCTTGGCTACTTCAGCCAGGCATTCAGCGACCTCGGGCGCGTTGCATCTGAAACCACCGGGCAATATGCTGATCAAGCAGAGCTTGATCGGAAGATTGCTAAGGATGAAGCAGAGACTGCGCGGATTCTCCGTGAGCTCAAAGCCAAGGCTGAGCTGGCGAAAGCCAAAGCCAAAGCCGATGCTGCCAAAGCTGCTGCTGATGCCCAACAGCAATCCAACAACCAGCCGTAATGGCGTCCCCTCTAGCGAAAGCTAGGGGGGATTTCTTTTTCAGAGACCCTTCGGGCCTAAGCATGGAATGGGGTTAGCATGGCAGTCCCCTGTAAAACTGCCGAGGTAATGGTGATGACCTACTTCATCGAACCGCAGGACGAACTGGCAGCGCAAGTGCTGCCCATCCTGCAAGCCATTCAGAAAGACCGGGGACCTGAAACCATGGTCTCGCCTCGTGGCGAGATCATTACCACAGGGCAGGATGAATATATGGTCGTGTACTGCATCAGCATCCTCGATGAAGACTTCCATCCCTGCGCGTACGAGTGGGGCTACGTCCCCGTGTGGCAGTGGTTGGAAGGCTATTTCTCTGACCACTAATCCGCAACCCTCACTGGCTTAGGCCGGTGGGGGATTTCTTTATGTCAGACCCTTCGGGTCTATAGGTGGGCGTCGTGCCCGTAATCAATGGAGGCCCATCATGGGTATGTTCATTCGCGTCAAAGGCAAGCAGGCTGCCGAGGTTGAGCAGCTGTTGGTCAGCCGTATTCCGCACCAGATGTGTGGGATGCTGGGGCGTCTGCCGAGTGAGTCTTTCGGCAGCCTGCTTGCCGAAGCCTTCCCGAAAGCCGTGAGCTTTGCATCTGGTGATGCGTTGACCGTTGGAATGTTGCGGATCGATGCTGATAAGCTGCGCCCTCAGGATCTGGCCAAGATCGCTGCAATGCCTCGTTCCTACATGGAGGCTTGTGCCTACTTCCGTGGCCCGGATCAAAAGCGCTGTGCTGTCGCTTTGCAGAAGCTTGCCAAGCACTATCAGGTGCTGGGCTTTGCCTATATCACCGGCAAGCTGGTGCTCCGTAGTGGGCACGAGCCGTTCGGGGATGGCACTCCCACCAGCATGCGAGTACTGCGGAAAGTCCTGCGCAAAGACGAGCTGAAAGCACTCCTCAAGGTGCAATCGCTGTAATCGGCTGTCCCTCACTAGCTTAGGCTGGTGAGGGATTTCTTTTTGCGTAGACCTTTCAGGTCTATGCGTGGGCGACTTGCCCGTAACTACTGGAGGTCCATCATGGACGACCAAGATGAAGTGTTTGGTGCCGGGCTTGTCCTCGGCATGATGATCGCAGCAGCGATCATCCTGCTGATGTCCTAATCAATACCCCTAGCTCAGGCTAGGGGTATTTCTTTTTAGACACAAAAAAGCAAAAGCACACAAGACACAGCACACAGCAAGAGCACACAACAAGAGCACACAAGGTCAGACAGTATGCGTGCCACAAGTTCTAAAACTTTACGGAAAACTGCCAATCTTGGTATGAGGCAGTCCTTCGTAATCTGTCTGACCCTTAGGGACTTAATAGTAAAAACAGTTTCTAGAAAATACGCCCTTCGGGCGTAAACATGGGCGGCTTGCCCGTACTTTAATGGAGGCGCATATGCGCAACCTGAACCAAAACGCGAACGCAGACACCAACACCCGTGAAAAGGCACGTTTCTGGCTGAATCTGCCCTGTGGTACCGGCTTTCCGGTACCCGTGGACAGCGAGCTGCACCGTGCACTGGAAGCTGGCGTGACCATGGAGAAGCTGCTTGCCAAATGGCAAGGCACTGCCTATATCCGTGACTGCCAAAACAGCAAACCCAAGTTCAGCTATCTGGACTAAGCTGAGCTGACCGGCATCCACCCGATACCCTAGCGGTATCGGGTGGTCTTTTTTATCTACTAGGGACCAGACAGTTCTCTGCCCGCGTCCTTCGGACGTATTGGTGGGCATTGTTGCCTTACTTTGGAGTACGTCATGTACATCGCTACCACTTCCGACAATACCGTTGTCGAGTTGATCCCCAACAAGACCCTTGGAGGGGCTGACGGATGGGACTGGGAAGTATTCGACGAGGACGACTATGTGCTCGTGATCCCAGGGGCTGAATGGCACTTGCTTGAAGCAGCCTGCAGGGCATTCAGCACCATCCTGACCCAGTGCCCAGACGTGGCGGAGTATCTCCCCGAACTGGACTACCAAGAGACCTCTCCGGGGGTCTGGAATCCCGTCTACTGATCAAAGAAACCTGTCGTCCCGCTAGGGACGGCAGGTTTCTTTTTTGGACTTACCAGTAACAGACAGTCTTCGCCCTTCGGGCGTAAGCGTGGGTACCTTTACCCAATACTTTGATAGGCAGTTTTCAGCCTATCCCTGGGTGGTTCCAGGCCAATGACGGAGAAAACCATGAAAGTAACTTTCAAGCTGGCAGTTAATCCTGCCGATCAAGTGGCAGTAACTCTGGCAGTGCGTGCTGTAGCACGGCTGCATCAGGAGCGCCTGATTGCTGGTGAAGCTGGGCATTACTACTTCAACCCGAGCCAGGCCATTCAATATGGCTTCGACGACCAAGGCGACCTGCTGGTAACTCTTGAGGGCGAACGCTGCCCCATCATCCGCGATGGGCTGATGGCTGACTTTCTGGAGTTTGTCTTCAAACACTGGGGCAGCACTGCGATGCACTACCTCACCATGTCCCAACGTGCCTTCTCAGGCACCATGGAAGGCCCTGTTGCAATCAACGGGGTTGAGTGCATTGAGTATCAGACAAGCGACTCACGTCTGGACTGGGACCAGACCCTTGCGGACTGGTACGTCGATAACCCAGAACATCCGGACACCATTCAGGTATTCAATACCGCCTTGTGGAACGGGGACATCCACTTCAGCAAAACCTTTCCACACGGGCACCTGCAAGGTGGCCATTACACTGCTTCGGAGGAAACGGCAGTCAACGTGGTCTGTGAGACCCTCAACCCAGACGACTGGGAAAAGCACGCGGAACTGGTTCGTGCCTTTCACGACGCACGGGCAGAAATGCTCAGCGTGATCGGCAAGTAATCCGTTCAAAACCGCTACCAGCTTAGGCTGGTGGTGGTCCCTCTTGAAGCCTTTGGAGCACTAAAATGAAAGCCAGATTCTTTCTGAAAGACCTGCAGAAAGCTGTATACGACAACAGGACCTGTACCCTGCTTGTGGGTACAGATGGTTCTGACACAACTGCTGTGGCAATTGTGGTCACCCCTGAAGGGGATGAGTACACCTTTGGTGACTCTCACACCCACCAAGATCAGGTGGCGTTTTGGTTTAACAGCCGTTCCCCCATGCTGGACGTGCTGAAACTGCTGCGAGTTCCTTACGAAGAGCAGCAGTAACACCTTGATCCCTCACCTGCTTCGGCAGGTGGGGGCTTATTTTTTACTCAATACGCCAGACAGTACACGTCCTCCGGACGTATCCATGGCGTGTTTTCAAGGTACCAGATATGGAACAAATTGCTCTCAAACAGACAGTTCTGCACTACGCAGGACTGTCCAAAGACCAGGCAGACAGGCTGTTACAGCTCTGCCTGGACACTCCCACCACCCACACAATGGCTGGTAGACAGATCGTCCAGTTCGGCCAGGACTACCTGTTCTCTGGCCGTGTCTTCAAGGCCACACCAATCCCTGAATGGCTGGCTCAAGTCATCGAGCAGGTGAACCAAAAGACAGGACAGTCTTTCAACGCTGTCCTGATGAACGTCTATCCTGCTGGCTCCTGTGTAGGCATCGGTTTCCATGCTGACGATGAACCTGAACTGGGTCCAGACCCAGTAGTGGCCAGCATTAGCCTGGGTGCTGACTGCAAATTCGAGCTGAGAGCCACGCATACAGACGAAAGAGTCTCCATGGTTCTAGAACATGGGGACTTCCTCGTAATGGGGAAGGGCTGTCAGAAGCATTACAGACATGGCATCCAGAGGACAGTCATGCCTGCCACACGGGTAAGCCTCACCTTTAGGCACTTCCTATAACGCGACCTTCGGTCGTGTGGGTGGGGATTACGTTGGAGACCCTTATGAAAGAAGCTAAAGGCGATCTCTTTAAAGTTCCTTGTGATGCCCTGTGCATCACAACGAATGGCTTCGTAAAGAGCAACGGAGAAGCCGTTATGGGCAGGGGCTGTGCAAAGCAGCTGGCCAAGCTCTGGACAAACACCCCAAGGGTACTGGGCAGACTTCTGATTGCCCACGGTAACCGGGTGAATATTATCAGTGCTGGCGAGCCAGCTGTACTGAGCTTTCCCGTAAAACCAGCAAGTGCAATCAGTGACGGCAGTAACTTTGTCAGTCACATGCACTTCCCGGAAGGCACTGTGATTCCAGGATGGGCCTGCAAGGCTGACCTGGAACTGATTAAAACCAGTGCCCACCAACTGGTGGAGCTCACAGACCGCATGGGCTACCGGACAGTGATCCTGCCCAGACCCGGCTGTGGTGCTGGTGAGCTGGACTGGGAAACAGTCCGTCCTGTACTAGCTGAAATACTGGATGACAGGTTTACCTGTTATACCTTCTGAACCAACCCAAGCCCCTTACCCTAGGGGCTTTTCCACACTGGAGGACATCATGTCCCTGAACGAGCTGCTTGAATATGTTGAGCACGGTGATGCTTTCATCACCTGGCTCAGTGACACTGAGATCCTGCTCACCTGGTGGGCAGGTACTGACCACCACAAGACAGTTTCCCTGAGCCTCAGTGAGGCCAAGGAAATCCGCAAAACCTTTCCACAGAATCGCCAAGGAACCTGGCCATGCAGGACCTGAAAGTACTGTGCCTGTTGGCTGTAATCCTGTGGGGCATCATCCTCGTACATGCCCTGCCCAATAGTATCGACAAAGCCTGGGGAGGCAAACATGCGCCAGCTGTACAACACTCAAGAGGACATTGAGAACCAGTATTCCCTGAAGGGACTGGTAAGCGATGTCATTAAGGACTTCCAGCAGACTGACTGGGCTGTTGAAAAGATCCAGAAGGGCCTTGATACGCTGAAGGATTGGATGGCCCAGGACTACTGGGAATCCAAGAACCAACGGATTCAGAACATGAGCCACTTGGATCTGGAGCTGCTGGTTTACCAGCTGTGCTCTCTGATTGCACTGCAAGCCAGCAAGCCAATGAAGCTGGTATCCATTGCAGCCATGTCAGCCAAGTTCCTTGGCATGGCTCACAAGAAAGACAGCATTCACCTGAGTGCTGAGCTGATTGCCGTACTGGCCAGCACTGAACTCTACCGTATCTCACAGTCCCCTGAGGGGGGCTATGAGGTCCAGTCACTGGTGGGACTGGAAGATGAAATCACCACTAGAATCACGGACAGCTGCTATGTCCCGCCTATGGTAATCCGCCCCAGGAAGCTTCGTAGAAACCGGGACAGTGGCTACATCACCCTTGCAGGTGAATCACTGATCCTTGGTTTCTACGAGAACCACCATGAAGGGGACATCTGTCTGGATGTGCTAAACAAGCTGAACCAGACAGCCCTCTCACTTGATCAAGACTTTCTGGACTTGGTCAAGGAAACCTATCAGGAAGAAAGCCTCTCCCCAGAGGAACATGATGAGCAGGCTCTCCCTGTACTGGATCAACAGTGGCAACAGTTCAAACGTGAGTCTGAAGAGATTTGCCAGATGCTCATTGAGCAAGGCAATCGCTTCTACCTGACTCACAAGGTAGACAAACGTGGCCGTGTGTACGCACAGGGCTACCACATCAACCCCCAGGGCAGCAGTTACCGCAAGGCCATGGTCAATCTGGCCAAAGAGGAAACCTGCACTGGGATCGACACCTGGTAAACCAAACCCCTCAACCATAGGGACCTATTCAGGTCCCTTTTTACTGGAATCAATCCATGAAAATCGTTCAGATCATCACGCAAGACCTCCAAGTTCTCACCTTCTACGCTGAGGGCATCTTCGATGCCTGCCAACAGGCTCATGAGGCTGGCTATGTTGTGATTGCTGCCACGCAGCTCTCGCAATAAGCCCTTTTCCCCTGAAACCCTGCATAGGTAGCCCTACGAGCCAAAACGCTCTGTATGGGCTTCCTATGCGCATCTAGAGACAGTTCCATGAAGGAATTTACTGCAATCGAGTATCTGGCCATTGATGTGGCCAACCATTACGGCCTGGATAAGCAGACTTTTGAGAACCGCATCCAGTGGGTGCGGGACCATGAAAGTGTGCTGGAACAGCAAACGGCAGAGGAGCCATACCTGTATCAGAAAGCTGTCATGGCTTTCCGGAAGGCCCTGAAGGGCCTGCCTATTGGGCATATGGTAGGGCTGGATTCAGTGGCATCTGGAATGCAGCTCATGAGCGTCATGACCGGATGTATTTCTGGATGCACCCTGACTGGGCTGGTTGATCCAGACAAACGCATGGATGCGTACTCTGAAATCACCAAAGCCATGCAGAGTACAGTCCCTGTTTCAAGGACCCAAGCCAAGGAAGCTGTAATGACCTATCTGTATGGGTCAGAAGCTGTCCCTAAGCGGGTCTTTGATGTCCGAGAGCTGCGGGTATTCCACAGAGTCATGGCTGAGAAAGCCAAGGGAGCTGACTGGCTCCTGGGGATTCTGCTGGATGCCTGGAACAAGGATGCCCTGCATCATTCATGGGTATTGCCTGATGGCTTTGAGGCATATGTACCTGTCATGGTCAGAAAGAGCACTCGGGTCAACATTACCGAGCTCAACTACACCATGAGCATGGACTACTACAACAATGAGCCAACCAAGTTCAGCAAGAGCTTGCCCGCTAACGTCATCCACTCTGTGGATGCGTATGTACTGCGGAGCATGGTACGGCACTGTAAGTATGATAAGACCCGGTTCAACAAACTGGTTTCAGCAATTGAAATCGAGCTCATGGATCGGGCTGTTCATGACACGGATGGCCTGCCTGAACAGGATGACAAGGTACGCAAGTACCTGGACTTGTGGCGTATCACTGGGATGGTTGACCTTGTTGTGGTTGAACACTTCAAGGAAAAGCATCTCAAAGAGCTGCCCAGCAGCTACCTCAAGAAACTCAAGCGCAAGCTTCTGACAGTGCTTGAGTACCCTTCGTTTGACCTGGTCACGGTACACGATCAGTTCGCCTGCCATCCCAATCACTGCAACAGACTGAGATGGTGGTACAAGGAAATTCTTGCAGAGCTCAGTGAATCCAGAACACTGGCATTCATCCTGTCTGTTCTGTTCAAGGAAGAAGTATCCCTCACTCCACTGGCTTCAGTGGGACACCTGATCCGGAACAGCAACTACGGCCTTTGTTAATCCCCATCATTCCAGCGCACTCGTGCGCTGGGATGATTTTTTTTTTTTGTGAGGGGACCTCTGAATGTTGTATCCAGATATGGAAAAGCACCTGAAACGCTTTCAGGAAATCAAACAGGAACGCGATGAGCTGCATGAACGTCTTCGCAAGATGGACGAGCGTAATGCCCTGGTACTGTACATTCTCGTGGGCATGGTCGTAGGCATTGCAGCGTTCATCATCACCCACTAATCCGAACAGACCGCGCACTTGTGCGCTGGTCTGATTTTTTTTTTCAACGAGGAGACAGTCATGGGACTGGACATGTACGCACACAAGGTTGTCCGCAAGGAAACCAACAAGGATGTGGGACAGAAAGTTGACCACCGCAGTGATTGGTACTGGCGGAAGTTTAACCACCTGCACGGGTGGATGCACCGTCTGTACACTGCCAAAGGCGGTACTGATCCTGACTTCAACTGTGTCTCTGTCAGGGTATCCCTGGAGGATCTGAACCAACTGGAAAAGGATGCTCTCACAGACAATCTGCCTGCTGAGAGTGGTTTCTTCTTTGGCAGTCCTGACTACTATCCGGAGGACCATGAGAGTTTGCTCCGCTTCATTGCAGAAGCACGGGAGGCCATCAATGATGGCTATGACATCTACTACAGTGCGTGGTACTGAACATGGGAAGAAAAGCCAGTAAAGAGTTCCAGATTCCTGGAACAGATCGGGGTTATCAGGTCCAACTGAATAACCACAGTGACGGTGTGATCGCAACTCTTTCAGGGTTCCGGTACGAGGGGAACTTCCAGACCCATGTACTCCATGAGGATCTGTTCCGCTGGGAAAAAGTTGGTCCCCGCAAAGGACGGGTTACGGACAAGGTGCTGCGTGAGTGGGAAGATACCCTCGATATGCTGGGCAAAAAGTACCTTCCAGAGGTATGTGCCTTTTACAACCTACCGATACCCTAACCTTCCGAAAAAACCGTTTTTTGGCGATATGCCACCGATACCCCAACCAGGCCCGAAAGGGCCTTATTTTTGATCCAAGGAGCTTCAATCATGAGCCTCAATTCTTCTGAAAAAGCCTACATCTGTGAACTGCACCGGCTGAACAAGTACAGTCAGCGGGACATCGCAGTGAAGGTGGGAATCTCTTCCACAACTGTACGGCGTGTCCTGGCAGAGAAAGGGCTGTGCAAGTTCACCAGCTACGCCACCCCTGAACAGCGGGCCATGCTGCGAGTTTTGGAAGCCCATGGAATCCATAATGTTGATCAACTCAAGCAACGGATTCCCTGATGAAGTTCAATCCACTGTACCCAGTACCTTCAACGGACGAAGCCAGGAAACATATCCTGGCTTTGGTTCCCATTGAGAAACGTAACCTCATTTCCGGATTGCTTGAGTGCTACCGGAACGGTCTGATTAAGGAGCTGACATGCTCACGCTGAACCAATGTGCTCAGGTACTTCCTACCCTGCTCAAGCACAACATCGTTCCCTATCTGAAGGGGTCCCCGGCCATTGGCAAGTCTGCTGTGGTGCGTACACTGGCTGCACAGTACCAGCTGAAGGTCATTGACCTGCGGCTGGC